ATTGTATTTACTTTCGTTCCAAATAATTAAATAGGCAACATCACCTTCTTGTGTAACTGTTGGAAATGTTATTGGTGCTTGCCAATCGTCATTAGAATCTAATGACCAAGATGCGTGAGGTTGTGATAGAATAAATTTATCTTTTACAGGATCATAAACCATTCCGATACCTGCATATTGTTTTCTAAAATTATGGTTGTAAGAAGTTTGTTTCCAAATACCACCTTTGAAAAAATTAACACACCATGTTTCTCCATCAACATGCATGTCATTTTCTCCTAATGGTCCTGCTGCTGTTTCCGTATCATTAGCCACTACAACAACTCTTTGTACTATTTGATGTGAATCTGACGTAAATCCAGTTGGATCTGTCATTGCTTTTAACTCTGCGAAATGTGCCATATTCTTACTCCTTAAATGTTACATTTATAATTTAATTTTAACTTACAGTCAATGTTCCAGATGCTGTAAATGTAGCTATTTTATCTCCACCTGGATGAGTTGAAGTTGAACCTCCAGGAGTTACTGTAAACGTAACTTCACTTGGTCCTCTAACAACTACGATACCTGAACCACCTGCTCCACCTTTATTTTTACAAGTTCCACCACCAGTTACGTTTTGTGGTCCTGAACCTCCACCACCGCCACCAGTGTTTGCTGTACCTGCAGTTCCATTTGATAAATTTCCACCTGCTCCACCACCGCCAGCTCCACCAGCTCCTGATCCACCACCATTCCAACCACCACCGCCACCACCGCCAGCGTATGTAACATCTGAT